ATAATGGGGAATACTACTCACCCTGTGTCATCCCTCCCAAACCGATAACAAATCTATTTATGACTTATTTTATATTATGAAGTAATAGGCTTTTACCCTAGTTATGATGGTCTAGCTAATCCACTTTATTGATGATCTTTATCAGATATTCTTTTCCTAAGAGCTAGAAAAATATCCTGGTTGTTGTTGTAATACTATCATAGATTTACTAATATACAAACTACGAAAGTAATGTGAATTACTAATAGTAAAAGGACAGTGTACAGGATTGACTTGGGGCAACTCAAGTCTTTCTTGTTTCTAAATGAAAAAATGACAGAAGATGTTGAAACAAAAGACTGTGGGGTTTGTTTGAATCCACACTGGGAGGATCAGCTTGATCAATCTGGTTTGTGTCCTACTTGCTCTGTTGATGTAATAGAATAAAAAATTTTTTTTACTTCCTACAAAGGTTCTTGTAAATCCTTGGGGGCTGTTCTTCCTTTGATTCTTGGATATGTTTTTGGTTTATGTGAATTACAGTATTTGAATTTGTTATACTTAGAAATAATTGTGGAGCAACCTTTTTGAACACAGGTTCTTCCACTACTATAAGAAGTAGAGGGTTTATGATTAGGATATTGATTTCCTTTGATATAATCGCTCATAAGTATTTAGTATAGAAGGAGAAAAGATGCCGAAGAGTAATTACTCATATAAAAAAGGTATGAAGAAAAACAAAAGCCGTAGAAAAAAAAGATAATGGCAGAGAGAAAAGTATGTTCCAACCCAGGTTGCGAAAAGAAATTCACAGCTCATCATAATAATAAAAAGTACTGTACTACGAAGTGTTCTAGGAAAGCTCAATACAAAAGTACAAAGAAAAAGAAAGCTGATAAATTTACAACCCAGATGACTATAAGTCGTGGAGAACACTACGAGGAGTATGTTAAAGACTTTGCAGAGAGTGTTGAACAAAAACTAATCCAGAAACAAGAGGTAGCTGATCTAATAGGAGTAAGCAAACCAATCATAACTAAGATGCACGAAGCATATCTAGTTGATAGAGAGAATATTAAAAAAGCAGAGGATTGGGAAACCCCAAAAGAAGCTCTTAAAGCATTAAGTAAGTTTAAAGATTTTAGAGATAGGTATTTTGAAACTGAAACAGGAGAGAAATACGAAACAGCTGACTTTCATCAAAAATGGATTAATACAATTTTAAAAGCTATAGATGAAGGTGGGGAACAAATGATTCTCTCACCACCACGACACGGAAAGACTGACCTACTTACTCACTTCGCTGTATGGCAGATTTGTAAAAACCCTAATGTAAGGATTATGTGGGTTGGTGGTAATGAAGAGATAGCTAAGAACGCGGTTGGATCTGTAGTAGATCATTTGGAACATAATGAAAAATTAATAGAGGATTTCTGTATTCCTGGTCAAACCTTTAAACCAAAGAATAGATCTGGTAAGTCTTGGACATCAGGACAGTTTACTGTAGGAACAAGAACTGTAACTGGTATTAAATCTCCAACAATGGTAGCTGTAGGTAAAGGTGGAAAGATTCTCTCAAGAGATTGCGATTTGATTATTGCTGATGACATTGAGGACCACGGAACAACTATTCAACCAAGTGCAAGAGAACAGACAAGACAGTGGTGGACTACAACTCTTTCATCAAGAAAAGAGGAACATACAGCTATTGTTGTTATTGGCTCAAGGCAGCACCCTGAAGATATTTATAACTTTCTTTTAGAAAACCCAGAGATGGAAACAATCGTAGAAGAAGCACATAGTACAGAGTGTGTTTTGCCAGAAAACGATATAGAGTTACACGAAGATTGTATGTTATGGGCAAGTAAGAGAAGTTACAAATGGTTACGCTCTAGGTTACATTCAGCTGAAACCACAGGTGGTAAAGCTATCTTTGAAATGGTGTATTTGAATAAAGCCTTTGTTGATGGAATCACAATGTTTGATGTAGAAGAAATAGATTTATGTAGAGATGTAAACAGAAGTATTGGACACATACCAGCTAACACACAACTTATTGCAGGGCTTGATCCAGCTTCTACTGGTTATCAGGCTTGTTTCTTGTGGGCTGTAAATACTGAAACAGGAAAAATGTATATGGTAGATATAGAAAATCAAGAAGGTGGTGGAGTAATACAAGCAAAAGAAACTATTAAGAAATGGTATGAGAAGTATCATCTAGCTCATTGGGTAATTGAGGAGAACGGATTTCAAAGAGCAATTAGACAAGATAGAGATTTAAAAGACTATACGACAAGAGTAGGTATTTACTTAGAAGGACATCAGACACAGAAAAATAAATTTGATCCTATCTTTGGTGTTGGAAGTATGAGAGAATTGTTCAAGGAACAATTAATTAGTTTGCCTTATGGTAGTGCAGAAAGCGAAACAAAGAGTAATATATATCGTAGACAATTAATTTATTTCTCAACAGGTGCTAGTAGGCAAACTGGAAGAAATAATAAGAGTGATGTTGTTATGGCAAGTTGGTTTCCAATGCGTGTCATAAGGAGATTACAAAAAGAAAGACTAGCTGAAGTAGGGTTAGATTATAAACCTAGCTTTGGAGAATGGGATTTGAGCGAAATAAACGAAGCTCCTTGGAATTAATATGAACGCAAGTGAATTACAAGATAAAATAACGCAGTTACATTACGATAACCAAGATGCCTATGCAACAAGAGGTCGTATTCGTTCCATAATGAATGGTGGTCCTTCAGGAATCCTAGCTTTACTAGGCGACCAGATCAAAGGTTTTCAAGATTGGCAAGTACCAGTTCCTAACTTAATGTCCACAGGACTAGAACACTTAGCTCAAAAAATAGGTCGTATTCCAAATTTAAAGATTGATATTCCAAACGATAGAGATTCTGAAAGGTCCAAACAAAAAGCAGAGAAGATGTCAAGGATTATATCTGCTTATGATGAGAACCAAAGACTAGATATACAAATGCCACAAGTTGGTAGATGGCTACCTGGTTATGGTTTTGCTGTTTGGGTTATTAGAGAAAAGAAAGATGCTAATGGAGTTCCTTATCCTTGTGCAGAACTAAGAGATCCTTATAACTGTTTCCCTGGTTATTTTGGTGCAGACCAACAACCAAAGGAAATGTCTATAGTTCGTAGAGTTCCAAAATATGCACTTGCTAAAGTCTATCCAAACTTTAAAAAACAAATTTATGACAAAGATATGGGTACTGGATTATCTATTGGTAGTGGTTCAGCTTCACCTTATACAGATTCTTATTCAGGTTCTTGGGCTAACTCAAACGGACAAGGTGATTTAATATCAGAATATTACAATGAAGAAGGAACTTATATATTCCATATGTCATCAGGTACAGTATTTGATTTTATTCCTAACCCACTTAAAAGTGGTCCTGCTTTCGTTGTAGCAAAGAAATTTTCATTTGACCAGCTACAAGGACAGTATGACCAAATAATTGGATTAATGGCAGCTATGGCAAAGATTAATGTTATGAGCATTATTGCTATGGAAGATGCAGTCTTTACTGAAACAAACATTTCAGGTGAACTTGAGTCAGGACAATATAGAAAAGGCAGATTTGCTGTAAACTATTTAGCTCCTGGTACACAGGTTTCTAAACCTGCATCAAATGTTCCTTATCAGATTTTCCAACAGATAGATAGAGTTGAAAGACAACTAAGAGTTGGTGGAGCATATCCAGTTACTGATGACTCACAATCTCCACTTAGCTTTGCTACTGGTAGAGGTTTAGAAGAACTTGGTGCAAGTATGTCATTAATGATTAGAGAATATCATACCATTATGTCTGATGCTATAGAACAGACAGATGCTAAAAGACTTGAATGGGATAACATTATGTATGGTGGTAAACCAAAACAGTTATCAGGATATTCAAATAATAAATTCTTTTCAGAGAAATATGATCCAGAGAAAGATATAGGTTTTAATTACAAGACACGCAGAGTCTATGGTGCTATGGCTGGTTATGATGAACCACAGAAGATAGTTACAGGGCTGCAATTACTTCAGGCAGGTATTATAGACACTCAAACCCTACAAGAAAATATGGATGGGTTAGATAACATAGTTAGAGTTAATGAACGAATAACTAGAGAGAAAGCAGATAAAGTTTTATTTGATACTTTACTTGCACAATCACAAGCAGGAGATCAAAGAGCAACAATGGCTATTGTTGAAATTAGAAAGAATCCTGGTGATGTAGAAAATATTTTAGATAAGTT